GTCTTCTAGTGCCTTAAGCATTAGTACTCATCTTTCTGGTGTTCTACACCGTGCTTGTCGTCAATGTACTTGTGGATCTTGCGTAGTGCTACCGCCTTTGATACGGCAAACCCTACGAGCAAAAATACGGCATTCCAGAAAAATTCTGCTACCATATGCTCTAGTCCAAAAGTGACTTCCATAATTGTTTGAAAAAGGCTTTCGCCTCCATGTTCGTGCATGTCTCTCCTTATGCTTTGTTGTACTACAATTATATATCAGTAGTGGTGTTTTGTCAAGGATTACTTAGAACCAAATGCAGAGCCAGACCAGAACTTTTTCTTGTCACGTTCTACGATGGCACGTGACCAGGCAAAGCCAGCGTCTCCACCCCAGGCATCCCACATAATACGACCATTACTAGGATTACTAGTGTTGTTGAAGTCCTTGCCCTTCTTGTCAACTTCGTGGCGTGAGAAGAATGAATACATACGTCTAACAACACTGATAGACATTGATCTTCCTGCTACGATATCGCTTGCTCTACCCCAGCCAACTGGAGTTCCTGCACCTGTAGCCTTACCGTCTTCTTTCCACTTCAATGCACGACGAGCAGCAGCCTTCATGCCAGCTGTTGGAGTATAGGTCTCAGCCTTCTCAATAGCGTCATAGTACTTCTTAACTGGAACACAGTTTGGAACCATGCGTCCATTGTCCCCTGGCTTCATGCCACGCTGTGTATAGCCATCCCAGCAAGGAGATGCCTTTGCCATACGCTCAAGTGTTTCAAGGTCGTCTTCCTCAATTTGTACATTAAGATTGGCAATCTTAGTTGCATCTGAGTAAAGCATACCGATTGAATAGGCAGTTGGATACCAAGCACCATCCTCTTCTTCAAAAATTCTAACAGCCATTGCTGGGTTAGATGGGGTAGATTGAATTGCATATTCTGTTCCAGGTGTGCCATAGACTCCACCCTCAAGCATTACATGTTCTACCTGACCTACGACCATGCCTTCGGAGGTTTTCCCCATGACATAGTCACCTTCTTTAATCTTATAGTTATCCAATTGATCCTCCTGGTCCACCACTGGAGATTGCTCCGTTAGAGCCTGTAGCGTCTCCAGAACGCCCTCTGCGATTGTTCTTAGGCTTTTTACCGTACTGACTTTGTACTGCACTTCTAAACCTACTAGTTCCACTGTTAGGTCGTCTAATACCTACCCCTGGATACTTGGGGTCAAGAGTGAATGATGGGTTAGCTCCTGCTACCTCAGATTTCTCAGCGTCTGGTACGTTAGCGTATAGTGCCTGTAGGTGAGCATCTGCATCAGCACGAGTTGCGTGACAGCCTACAACCTCTCCATCTTCTTTTACGACTGGGTATCCACCACAGCCATTTGTTCCTTTAGCACCAACACGATATGGCATTAGTCCTCTATCTCCGTCTCCATGCTTGCTCGTAGTTGCCAGCAGAACTTCTGTGAAGCTGTCTGACGGTCTGCAAGGAAGTTGGCTAGACCAAATTCATTGTTAGCATTAGCAAGATTGCCAGCCTCAATAAGCTTGGCAATGTGGAGTTCTATTTCATTGTAAAGATCAGCAATCATTGGCTCTGGTTCTCCTACGATAACCTGCTCACCAACTGTCGACATGTCAAAGAAGTCTGTTAGTCTGTATGGAGCATATGACTTAAGCATACGCAACCATTCTGCAAAAGTATCTGTAGCCCCATCAAAGTTCTCGTAGATCTCTCCAAAGAATTCGTGTAGCTGTTTAAAATCATCTGATTCCACATTCCAGTGGTATCCGTGTGCCTTCATCTTGAGAGCGACATTGTCTGCAAGGAGGACTCTAAGTTGTGCAAGTAATTGTTCCATGTCTCTATTCTATCATATAAAAGTGAAAGTAGACAGTTTAACATCATGTCCAGGATGTTTTCCCAAGGTAGCGTCCTAGCGGAAAATCTACGTACTTGGTACTATTATACTACTTCTTTGGAGTAGTCGTCTTCTTTGCGACTGGCTTCTTAGCAGGAGCCTTAGCCTTTGATACTGCTACCGCTACCTCTTCTACCTTTGGAAGCTTGCCAAAAGCAGAGTCGTTTGGATTTACGTAGCGAATTACAACTGGGAGGATTGCAGCCCATAGAGCATTTGCAAGCTGACCTGGGTCAGTTACACCTGCAGCATATAGTGCGATTCCTGCAGCCAGAAGGCTACGTCCGTATGATGCAAGTAGTGCTACTAATTGCTTCTTATCCATTTTATTTCTCCTTGTGTTCTGGAAGATGGTTAAATAACTTAGCCAACTTCTCTTCTGTTGGATACCCACTCTCAATTGCTGTCTGCAATTCTTGAATGGATTGCTGAACATCCTCAATATAATTGAATGCCCAGTCTCGTGATTCAGATAGGAACTTTACGAACCCATCTGTTTGCTCCAGGGAAACAGACTCTCTAGCATCAAGCTCCTTTTCAAGGCGACTGATCAAAGAGAGTTTGTCTAGTTTAAGTTGAACCACCTCTGAAGCAAGCTTCTTGTTCTTCAAGCCAAACGCAATTGCTGTATAGGAAACTACTGCAAGTAGAATCAGGAATACAACAAATGAGATTAGCCCAACAGTGTCTAGCATTATTCTCCTAGTGCATCTCTTGTTACTAGCACGACAGCCCCAAGGGACTCAAGTGCCAACTTAACATCATTGATATATTTTACTATATCTTGTAGTTCGCTGTCAAGCTTTCCTACAAGACTTTCTGGATCGACAACGATTGTCAACCAGTTGTCAGCATCATAGAGGTCTACCTTAAAGTCCTCTGGTGCTTTGATTTCGTGAAAGGCTTTTGCCATTTCTTCTGTATACATATTTATCCTTTATCGTTGGTTAGTGTTTGCCATGTATTAGCCCAGTCACTCTTTGACTTGTGATTGTTGAACTCTTTAGAAATCTTACCTTTTTCAAGATATACCCCACCCCAGACACCATACTCTTTTCCTGTGACACCAGCTGCAAAACAAATTCTTGCAACTGGACAGTCCATACAGTACTCGTCAACTGCTGGTCTAAGTTCAACTTCTTCTTCATACTTGTCAAAGAAGATGTTTACATCCCATTCTAGACAGGCTGCATCATCTTTCCATTCATCCTTGCGACTCATTTTGTGCTGCAAACTTTCTAGGAATGTTCCAGCCATTATCCCATTCGTATCTGTTACGAATTACCCACTTACCATTTTGGTAAGCTCCTTGGGGAGACATCCAGGCTGTAGGAGATGATTTGGTCTCAATTACTGTCCAACCATCCCAGGACAGAGCATCGTTGTTATCTACAATCTGCTCCATCAGCTCAAGAGAATTAATCATTATTCTCTCCTTCTGTGTATATTACTTTTTTGATTTGTGTTTCTTCTATTACTACCTGGCAACGAATGCAAGGTTTGCTGTACTGATCTTCTCCCCGACGATTTACTCGTGCCACATACAGTACAGAACCCTTGACATTCCAGCCAGCATCCCTAATTGCTTCTACCTCAGCATGTACAGAACAGTGTGTCTTGATATGCTCAGGTGAAACAAAATAAGGATTGTTTCTGTCTTTGTTAAAGCCAGTTCCGATTACTCGTCCGCCCTTAACAATTACAGCTCCATGTCTCTGCCTGGAGTTTGACTTAGTAGCCAAATACCGTGCAACAGACAAGAAAGACTTTTCGCTCTTGCTCAAAGTAATCAATAGCGATAAACCCCTACTTCAATATCCTTAGCGTCTGCTTGGGCGACAATGTCTGGCAGTGTCTCCTTGGGCTTGCTAAAGTAAAGGAAGTAGTCAATCTCATTGAGATTGTGTTCGATCCAGCTTGGTGGAACCTTGACAATCTTAGTCTTGATTCCATAAGCTTTCAAACTACGTTCATTGACATTTAGAAACTCGTGTGTGAATTCGTTAATGTTCTTTGGTCCAGCGGAGAAGATAATAAATTCCTTATCTTCTTCGTTTGCGACCTCACGAAGTGCTGTACCAATTCCACGCAGGAATACTTGGTAGTCATTGAAGCCTTTGCTTCCCTGTAGTCCAACTATCATTATAGTCCTTCTGTTAGTTTCTCAACAATAAACATTGTCTTTTTCAATTCTACATCATCCATGGTCATTGTGTCAACCCTTTTTGCAGATTCTTCATCAAAATTTCCGTCAATAACTTCAGCCACGTGAAGTATGCTCATACCATTAACCTTCTTGATAAACCATGCCAGGTTGTCCATGTATAGAACACGAGTGGTTTTACTATCAAAGTGTTTGGTAGATTGTGTAGCCTTTCTTTGAACAAAAGATGGCAATAAAGTTTCAATAGGAATCATATGTCTAATCATTTCAAACTGATTAGATTGTGAAAACTTCATAGGCTTTATTTTATTCTGTTTTGTTTTTTTAGACACAAGCTTATTGATAACGTAGAACGTTACTATGGTCATTACAGATCCAATAAAGTATTCCATATCAATTCCTTAATTAATTATACATTGATTTAGTAATCGTCACCCTGAGACTTATTCTCTATCAGGCGTTCACGTTCATCAATGATTTCATAGAATGACTTTTCAAACTTAGGACCTGCCCCAAGTCTAAGGTGACGTTCGTAGTGGTGTCCACAAAAATCTAAAAATCCATCTGGTGCAACCAAACGAACATAAGCCTGTGCATAGCACATGCCTTCATCACAACGGTCTGTTGCAAGTAATACCCACTCTTTTGTCTCTACCATTACTTATCCTTTGAATAGAATCCGCTACCGTTGAAAGTTACAGCACCAAGATTGAATACCTTATTCATCTTGTTACCGCATTTAGAGCACATATGAGTTGGCTCTGGATCATTGATTGATCTTACCTCTGATACTGTCGTCTCACATTCCCGACAGACATATTCGTAAGTTGGCACTTGTCTCCTTATGGAATAATCCCCCCAGACCATTTCCAGGGGGACTATACCATTATACTATGTAATGTTGATTTTGTCTAGCCTAATTTAGCCCAAGTCTTTGGACCAACGATACCGTCAGATGTTAGACCGTGCTTCTTTTGAAGAGCCTTGACTGCCGCTTCAGTTCCAGGACCAAACACTCCGTCTGCATTGAGACCAAGCTTTGTCTGGATGTACTTAACAGCACCGCTCTTTGAGCCCTTCTTGATAAGCTTGCCAGGATAAGCCATCTTAGCAGCTGCTGGCTTTGGTGCAACCTCTGCTGCATCTACAACCTTTGCTTCTTCTGGTACGTCAACCGTTGGTACGTCTGGAAGTGAGTGAGTTGGTGCTACAGTTACTGGAGCAGTCTCTGGAGTCTCCTTTGCTGCTTCTGCGTGTGCCTTCTCAAATTCAATAACAGCCTTGCAGAATGCCATTGGATCGTAGTAGCCCTTACCATTGTGGAATCCAGCCATTGGTTGAGCCTTGATGTGACCTGCCCAGATTTCCCAGTGTAGATGCTTGCCAGTTGCGAAACCAGTTGCACCCATCTTACCGACAACTTGACCAGCTTCAATTCGCTGACCCTTCTTAACCTTGATTGAACCCTTGACCATGTGGAAGTAGGTCCATGTGACCTTCTTGCCCATGACTGTGGACTGTACAATGATTGAGTGTCCTGCTGAGTTTGGATTGTCATTAGGCTTAACAGCAATTACCTTACCGTCTGCCCATGCTTCTAGGTAGGTAGTTTCTCCACCCTGCCAAATGTCTACACCGTTGTGGTGTTTCTTTACTTTTTTAATTGGGTGCATTCTCCAACCAAAAGGCGAAGTAACCTTCCAGGCTTTCCCTGGTTTCCCATCTACTGGGTATTGTGATTTTGCCATTATGCATCATCTCCTTCTATACAATTATACATCATAAAACAAAGCACCCCCAAGGAGAATCGAACTCCTGCTACCAGGATGAAAACCTGGGGTTCTGACCACTAAACTATGGGGGCGTGGAGCCTCGTGTCAGGATTGAACTGACGACCTATCGCTTACAAGGCGATTGCTCTACCACTGAGCTAACAAGGCGTGGCGATCCTGACCAGACTTGAACTGGCGACCCCTACCGTGACAGGGTAGTGCTCTAACCAACTGAGCTACAGGACCGAGCGAATAGGGAGAATCGAACTCCCATAATCTGCTTGGAAGGCAGAAGTTTTACCATTAAACTATATTCGCATTGCTCCCCCTCCTGGGATCGAACCAGGGACCTTAGAGTTAACAGCTCTCTGCTCTGCCTCTGAGCTAAGGAGGAATGTATATATATTATACATCAAGGCTATGGATTTGTCAAGTATTTACATGAGCCACTTGACAACTGGGCAACAAGGATCTCCGCCCTCTTCCCATTCTTTTTCTTCTTCTTCAGTCATGTAAGGGTCACCATCGTGTGTCATACAGAAACCTTCTGTAATCCAACCCTTTTCAATTCCGACATAGAGCCATTCAATAGCTTCTTTTGCCTCTTCGACTGAGAACTCTTTGCGTTCTACACTCATAACAAAAACCCTTCCTAGGTATGTACATCTATTATACAGCCTAGAAAGGGTCTTGTCAAGAAGATACTAGTCTTCTTCTGGCGTGTTGTTTACAAATGCTGCATCAATTTCCTCTTCAGAAAGCTCCCCATCATTCAGGTAGCCACGAGCGAGGTCCTCAACTACATTAGCGATACCCATTACACCTGCTAGGATAGCAGTCTGCAATGTGTCAATACCAATGATAGCACCAGCACCGATTGTTGTCAATGCTGAAACTAGGAAAAGTGCAAGCATACGCAAGCTGATCTTTTTGTAGTTCATTATTTCTCCTCCTTATCTTTTCTAATATTAATTGTGATTAGCCAAATGATTGTTGCCCATACAATTGCCATACCCACGATATCCCTAGCAGACCCTGTAAGGGTTAGCCAGGCAATAAAGAATCCAAGTAGGGTGAATACCTGGTTGATACTCTCTTTAAAGACTTCTACAATCCATTTGAATAGTGATTTTATTATTTTCATTTCATCCTCCCTACAACCACACTAGCAATCTGTGTTGCAATGATTGCTGGTATGATTACTTCTTGTGCTTTCTCACGTTGGTCGTCTGTCATGTCTAGACCTGCTTGAGATACGTTGTCTAATACTGCTGTTATTGTTTTACCTGGATCTGTAAATAGCTCTCCTACGAAGGCTATAGTTTGCCCTACCCCTTCTGAAAACGCCTCAGCGAGGACTGTGGGGTCTGCTAGGACTGCCAATACTTCTTCTGCCTGAATCTCTGTTACTGCATCCGCAACTGTATATGGCAAAACGCCAGTATCATTTTCTGCAGCTCGCTCTTCTAATTGCTCCTGTGCCTGTTCTACGGCTGTTGAGGGTGCTTCTGGGGTACTTGTTTGCTCTGGTTCTGGTAACGGTTCAACGACATTTTCTGTTGGCTCTGGAGTAGGTTCCGTGGTCGTCTCAGGTGCAGGTGGTAACTCTTTGAATGGTGGAATGGCTTCCAGTTCTGATTGAGCGACATCTAACTCCTGTTGTTTAGTTAATACGTTTTGTGACGTTACTTCTATTATATTAGAGTTTTCAGTTTGAGAAGTGATTGCGTTATCTAAAATGTTTTGTTTTTCATTAACAATTGCAAGTAGGTCTGGGTTCTGCACTGATGGATGGATAGCGTCAAGATCTAGAACTGTCTCTGTGTGCCAAGTAGTTTCAAAGATAATCTCTTCTGTGAATGTGGTTACTTCTCTGAAGGTCACCACCTCGTCATAGAATGTTTCTGTTATTGTCTCTTGTCCGAATGCCGATGGTGGAACAATCTCATAACCATACCCTGGCTTTGCCCAGTACAACCATACGTTTGCCCCACCACCGTTCTCATAGAACCATAGCGTTATTGTGTGGCTGCCTTGTGTCAAGTAAGTAGATACCGTTGAGCCACCTCCGCCTTTGTCGTACCAGTCATTAATAATAGTATTGTTGTCAATGATAACCTTAATTCCGTCGTCGCCTGGTGCGTAAAATCCATATGTTCCTGTGCTTGGTATATTAATTGTTCCGCTAAATTGTACAATTACATCTTCGTATAATCCTGAATTTAATATCTGTCCTCCACCCCATTGAAAATCAATATTGGGAACTGTTTCTGTTTTGACTAATTTATCTTCTGTAGGTAACGGTGGTGCGTTATTATAGCCACGCATGTTATATGACTTCGCTGTAAGCCCACCAGGAATCACCGTGGTCACAGTCCTTGGGACCATTGTGACTTCTCTTATCATTTCTGTATGTGGAACTTGAATTACTTTTGCAACTTCTTGCGATACTTGAATTTCTTTTGTGGGTCTTTCCCATGTAGGGTCAGGCATGAGGTTTTGTTCGTAGTTAGTTTGTGCTGTTAGTAATTCTTGTCTTGCAATATCGATCTGTTTTTGTAGAGGTTGACTTCGTTGTACCGCCTCTGAGTATGCTTGCTCTGCCTCTTGTAGGGCAATTTGAGCAGCAGAAAGTTTAGCCTCTGCTTCAGCTATTATCTGGTTATATTCTTCCCTGGTCTGACCATGGGCAGGTGTTCCCCAAAATACTGTAAGCAAGACTATAGTTAATACCAACGCAGAGTATGCTAATCGTCTAATTTTCCTGTCTCCTATGTTAGCTTATCACTAACAAAACTATTATACCATGTCTGTATAAAAAGAAAGGGCTGCCGAAGCAGCCCAATCCTGTGTATTTAGTTAGAAGTCCCAGTCGTCGTCTGTAGTTGCTTCGTGCTTACCCATTACATAGGAAGAGCCAGAGCCACTAAAGAAGTCGTGGTTCTCGTCGGCGTTAGGTGATAGTGCTGACAAGATTGCTGGGTTTACGTCACACTGATCTTTAGGGAACAGTGCATCAAAACCAAGATTCATCAGAGCCTTGTTTGCGTTGTAGTGTAGGAACTTCTTTACATCTTCTGTAAGTCCTACTTCATCATACAGGTCTGCTGTGTACTTGATTTCATTCTCGTACAGTTCCATTAGAAGTTCGTAGGCGTATGCCTTTACCTCTTCCTGGCGTTCTGGAGTCTCCTCGTTAAACGCTTGCTGGAACTTGTAGCCAATGTAGTAACCATGAACAGCCTCGTCACGAATGATAAGTCTAATCAGATCAGCAGTATTGGTAAGCTTTGCACGGCTTGACCAATACATTGGCAGGTAGAATCCACTGTAGAACAAGAATGACTCAAGAAGTGTTGAGGCAATCTTACGCTTTAGTGGGTCGTCACCACGGTAATACTTGAGTACAATCTCTGCCTTTTTCTGGAGGTAAGGGTTCTCCTCACTCCATCGGAATGCATCTTCAATCTCCTGTGAAGAAGTTAGAGTAGAGAATACGCTTGAGTATGACTTAGCATGTACTGACTCCATGAATGCAATGTTGGTAATTACTGCTTCCTCGTGCATTGTTCGTGCATCTGGTAGTAGTGCTGTTGCTCCAACTGTACCCTGGATTGTGTCAAGGAGTGTGAGTCCTGTGAACACACGCATTGTGAGAAGCTTTTCTTCATCTCTCAATGTGGACCATGACGGTACGTCATTGGCTAGTGGAACCTTCTCAGGTAGCCAGAAGTTGGCTGTGAGTCTGTTCCAGACCTCTAGGTCAATTGGATCTTCTAGTTTGTTCCAGTTTACTGGACGTGTAATTGCTTTCATATTTCCTCCTACAGCATACAGCTTACACACTCTGAAACGTCAGTGCCTTCTAGAGCCATCTGGCGAATGCGAATGTAGTAAATTGTTTTGATGCCTTTCTTCCATGCATAGATTTGTGCCTTGTTTACATCACGAGTAGTTGCAGTATCCTTAAAGAATAGTGTCAAAGATAGACCCTGGTCGACGTGCTGTGTTGCAGCAGCATAGACATCGATAATCTTCTCTGGACCAATCTCGTAGGCATCCTGGAAGTACTGACGATTGTCATTCGTTAGGTATGGTGCTGGGTAGTAGACACGACCCATCTTACCTTCCTTGCGAATTTCAATCTGTGATGCAATTGGGTGAATCGAACTGGTTGAGTTGTTGATGTAACTAATCGAACCAGTTGGTGGAACAGCCTGTAGGTTCTGGTTGTACAAACCAAAACGCATTACATTCTGTGCCAAGTCTTTCCAGTCGTCCTGTGTAGGAATGTGAATACCTGCATCTGCAAAAAGCTTCTCAACCTTGCCAGTCTGTGGCTTCCACTCTTTACCGATGTACTTGGTGAAGAATGTTCCGTCAGCGTACTTTGACTCCCAGAAAGAATCAAAGGTCTCTGCACGTTCGATTGCAATCTTGTTAGATGCACGTAGAGCGTGGAATAGAACAGTGTAGAAGTAGATGTTGGTGAAGTCGATAGACTCTTCATCACCGTACATCATTTCTTCCTTACCAAAGTAACCGTGTAGGTTCATCTGACCAAGACCAATAGCGTGTGACTTTCTGTTACCGTCAGCAATTGATGGTACAGAGTCAATGTCGCTCAGGTCTGATACTGCTGTCAATGCACGTACTGCTGTCTCAATGGTCTTACCAAAGTCTGGTGAAGCCATAGCGTTAGCAATGTTTAGTGATCCTAGGTTACATGAGATATCTTTTCCAATCTCTGCGTAGCTAAGGTCATTGTTGTATGTGCTTGCTGTGTTTACCTGCAAAATCTCTGAACACAGGTTTGACATGTTGATACGTCCAGCAATTGGATTAGCATCATTAACAGTATCTTCA